GTTCTGCAGGACCATTGATCTTGCATATATATTGCTCGTGCCAAAACTTGAGCAATTCTTTTCCGAACGGATTTACTTCGAGTGCTTCATATGCACAGTAGTTGTACCGTTCCATTTTCTCGTTGTTTTTTTTAGCTACCCTATTCGCTTCGTCCAGTGCGTTCTGGCCATCAGCATATAAAAAGTCCGACACTTATTGGCCTCCCATTGGCATTACGTTGGCTGCTTGCTGTGGCTGTTGTTGTTGAGCATTTTGTGCGCCGCCTTGCATTTGACCTGCAATCGCTTGCTTCATCTGCGCTTGCGCTAAAGAACTACGCAAAAGATCTTCATTGATTCCCATCTTGCGTGCCACTTCGCCTGGAATCTTTTCGATGTCTAAGCCATACATCACGCCCATCTCGCCATATTGTGGTCCAAGGATCTGATTTATGTATTCGCTGGTTTGTACCAGGCGTTGAATCTCTAAAAGATTTTCAGCGTCCTTGACAGGAGTGTCATACTCGACAGTGATCATTTTGTCATCTATCTCAAATGGTTTGACATAGCCGAACTTGTTTAAGACGCGCCAAACTTTGCGCACAACTGGATGGTTGCATTCACGCTCAAACCTACTAGTCATCGCTTGATTCTCACGCATCCATTCTGCGTTCTGTATGTTCACCTCAGTGGCAGTTTTGTTTCCAGAACCTTCGGGAACAATTGGGTTAATGTTGAGCGCCAGATTAACCGCATTGACAAGCTCGCTTCGAACCAGCTGCGAATAGTTGGGATTGCCCTGAATGACCAACTGCTGAATCGGATTTTGAGATACGGCATTTGGTTGGACAGGGATCAATGCGCCCGGCTCGATGCGAGTTGTGTAAGGATTGAGCTCCGATCCTGATGCAACCATGAAGATGGGATTGCTGTTATAAGATGCGGCACGCAGATCGAATTCTGCCATGCGGTTGAGATCTTTGATGAAGGGCAGCAAATCAATGATAGGTCCACGCCCAAAGATTTCGCCTGCGTAGACGTTCCATCTGAACACGATCCAAGGCGAATAGTCTCGATACTCTTCGAGAATGAAACTGTTGCTGGCCTCATCAAGGACGAAATAGCAGTATTTGTTTTTGCCCTTGACCTCTGGCATGTAAACAGTGCCTTCGATTAGTTCGACTTCGGATGAGCCATCACTTTCACATTGGCGCTTGATGGCTTCGTTTAATGTGGCTTTTGGCCAAGTCTCTTGAACCAGACGGGCTGGTGTTTTGAACTTGCGGAAAACATTTTCAATCTGGTCTGTGTGACCTGGTTCGAGAGAGACCTGATGCAACGGTATAGACTTAAACCGCAAAGGATCATCATACGTACCTTCGTTAAGCAACATAACGCCGGTTGATATTCCCATCTCCTTGATGGCTTGGAACATACAATTTTGGAAATTGCTCTTATTAAGCTGCTCAAAAAATATGTCTTCCCACTTGTCGCACTGTATTGTCGCTTCGCGAATGTCAACATTAGTCTTACCGTCCATGATCATGTGGCCAGGTTTAAAGTGGCACCAATGGCGACCGCTGGGCATTAACAAGTTTTGAAGATTGGCTGCAAACTTATTAAGACCCACTATCGCGGTCGAATCGTACACGTGTGATGTTCGTGGTGAACCAGGTGTCCAATGATGAATCGCAAACTCAGCGCGATTAGGCATCGTCAATTGATACGCCTGTTGGTTCATGTTTAGCCAAAGATCTGAATTCGCTTTTGCCTGCGTATATCTCGCGTATATTTTGCTCGGATCTAGTGCCATGTTAGCCACCTAAAGTCGTGTCTGTACCACCACTTGATCCTGTCCATCCGCCGCGAAAACGACGCATCGCAGTGATTTGGTTTTCCATAAGCAGCTTGTTTTTAGCTTTTTCCTGAGCTTCTTCCTGCTTCATTTGAGCTTCCATAGCTTCTTCTTCTTTTTCGGCAGGACTTGAATAACTTCCAGCTGCCGTGTCTGTGCCTGATCCCATGTCAAAACTCCTTCGGGTTAATGATAACTAAACAATCGTTTCTTTTTGCGAGCGCTTTGTACAACCTCCAGGGCGTGTAGACGCCCCAAAGTCGTACACCTAAACACTGCTTAGTTAACTCTATGCAGTTATAGGGGTTAAGTCTTGGCAAGAACTGTATGCGATTGTGTATTGGTGCTATGTTGCATCGCACGACAGTTGCTCCCATTCTTTCTAAAATCTTCAACCATTTTCTGACCGAAGTTTCCTTTTGGAATACAACTCCAAAAGAAGTTCTATTAACAATGTGTTCGACTTGCACTATCGCCGACTGTTTCTTGTCGGGCGTTTCGCTCAATGCAAACACCGCTACATGCTGGAACTCGCGCATCATTTGACTGCGCTTTAACTCGCTAGTCCTAAAGACGACAAACAATTCTCGCGGTCGCTTATCGACGAACGGTAAAGCGAGTCCTGTGTACTCGTCCCAAACTTGTATAGCGGCACGATAAAGATGGTATGGGTTCCAGCGTCCACGCCATAAGTGCCTTTTAAACATTCGATCTCCTTGTTTTCACTTTCTACATCAGAAGCAATCAAAACACTTTGCGACTGATTTGCTCGAGCACATTTCTTTGATAGCTGATCGAGCGTACGTTTTAATGTCAATACGTTGGTCATTCGGCGTCCTGCATTTGCAATGGCGCTCTTACGAACACAGCCATGAAGCTGCCTTGACGTCCAGCATAGAAACTAATCAGGTCAACACCAACGGGCACATAATACCAAACGATGTGTTCGCGATCAGGCACAAGAAATCTGTTGCCTTGAATCGGAGACAATGTGGCTGGCAAAGCTGGTGGAGCAGATGGTGGCGCTGTAAGAGATACCGAGTAGCTGCACCATAAGTCACCGCATGTGGTAACCAAACCCATGGCTTGAGTTTTTGGCGGCCGAGTAATGGCGAAGGCATCAGAATTCCCGGCGAAGCAACAGAAGCGTTCGGGCGAATCAATGTTATAGCAGCCATCCACGATATTACCTTGGTAATCTTTGAGGCTGTGTAAAAAAAGGTCTGAGCTCATTTGTTAATCTCCGTAAGTGGTATGCGTGGCGGAACTCGTCTGCTCATTTGCCGCCATGGCTGTTGTTAATTGTTTTCACGCCAAGCTCGATATCTTTAACGGCTGGATGCTGATGAACGATACTGCGGTCACTACCGAATGGTTGAACACGCTTATGCGTTGCGAAGTTCGGCCGAGCATGAGTATCGCCTGAATGTTTGTCGGTAGTTTTATGCATGTTTATTGTCCTTTACGAATTCTGGCGACCAAAGATGGCAGCTTGTGTTTCTGGGTGAGAATGCGTGCAATGTTTTTGCGCAACTTATTCTCGCCTGCTTTGCCAAGATGATGAGCAAGCGAAAGGGCAGCGCGAACACGTTTAGGTGAAATCGTGCCTTTGCTATAACCCAAGGGGTAGGTGCCGTGTGGACCCGCTGTAACGAAGCCCTCGTATTCGCCGGCATTCGACATACCAGGTTTGGACTTTATTTTTTCCATGTCTTTGTCTTTAGGTTTTTTGGTGTCTTTACGCGTGTGCGAACGACCATAAGCTTTCATTAATTGTCTCCTAGAGTTTTGAGTTTTTCTTTTAGATCGTCCAACTGCTGGACAAGATCTGGTATCGATTCGATCTCGGCTGCCTGCTTCATGGCCGAAATAATGTTAAGGCCGGCTGCTACGCTTACTTCGCTGCTAGTGATAGCCGACATGACTAGCGAAAGCTGCTCTGCGCACGTTTTAGCCTCAGCAAAACCTGGAATCGATACCGAATCGGCGTCGAGGCCATTAAAACGTTTGCGCAAAATTGATTCGAGCTGCAAAAATTGAGGCATGCTTAGGTTGCCTGCATCAAGATTTTTGTGTTGCATTTTTTCCCAATGACCAAGCGCTAAACTTCGCGCTCTTTTATAGCTGACCGAAAATGATTCATTTTCGCGAAGCCAGCGATACAAAGTTGAGCGAGCTATTCCAAACTCACAGGCGATCATCGTAGTTGAATATCCTTGAGCGGCGTAGAAGATAACTAGCGCATCATGCTTGGACGCGTCATATTTGGTTGGTCTTCCGAGAACAATTTCTTGACAGCAGGCTTCGAAACGTCTTTTTTGGTCAGGGTCCGTGAGGCGATCTGCCAGTTCTGTAACCAATTGAGCCTGCATTCATCATCCACCATGTTAGCGTAAGCTTCAAAGCAGCGGATGAATTCTTCGACAGAGCGAATAACCACCACTGCGTATCCAGAAAGTAGCAATTTTTGCATAAAATCTTTCTGAACTGCCGATGGGCTTCCTTTTTTGCTCTTAAGTTCTACCCAGAGTCCAGCAAAGTGCTGGTTGGGCATGGCAAGAAACAAATCAGGGCACCCAGGTTTCACGCCCATTCTTTTTAGGCGGGCTCCTGTCTGCTTAGACCGATACTCGCCGTTGGGTATGTGAAACCACGCAGCCGGTGGATTCAAAATATGCAAATACTGAACAATTGAGCACTGTATTTGATATTCTGAGGCTTGCATTTGACAATCTTAACTTAAGATTAAAAAATAAACAAGTCGTGTCAACAAAAAACATCAAATATTTTTGATAGTATCTTTGACAGACTGTGGAGTGTTGGATTCTGGATCCCAGACCCCTCGTTCTTTGAACAGCTCGATTGCACTCTGAATCGATTGCTCTTCGCTGAGCAAGTTAGAACTTGAAGAGGAAGCACGTTTTTTTCTTTCCTCGCGGTACTCGTGAGATTGATGGCAAAGATTCCTAATGTCCACAGGGGTAGGTGGCCAGCTATTATCGAATTTATCATTTTCCATCGGATTTTCCCACCTTAAGAATGCTTCTCTTATGACCGCTCGAGAGAACCGCATGCAAAGCAGAGTCCAAGCCTTGCGCATGAAAATATAGGCGTCGCTATCTTGCCATTGGCTCGTGAACCTTTGAAAATAATCAAAACTGAGCTTATCGAAGATGTCGTCGACGTCGATACTGACTTCCTCTTCGGAGCGGAAGAGAACCGGAGGAGGAAAAAGGCGGTTCGAGTTTTCAACTCCCAACGAGGGGGTCATAGCCTGCCTGTTGCTTTTTTGCTTTAAATTGTTCGTGGATGGACAAGGAGATGACGTTTTTTGACTTTGATCTCGGTTTTCCGTGTCCTGCGTAAGATTTAAGTTTGGAAGTGAGCAATCGATCATAAAATATATCCTCATGAGGTGGGGTAGGGTTTAGCCAAGTTGAAACAAAGTCAGTGCCTGTTTTGGTCAGGCCACAGGTAAACAAGCTCTTGTTTACTTTAAGATCCATTAGCAAATCTCGGTCACAGCAATTTGTATCGTGATTGAGCAACATGAATAACAGATGGTCAGCAAAGCGGGGGATGAAACGATCCCTTTTCCTTTGAGACCATTGTGCAACCATTGACCTAAAATATTCGCGTTGTGGTTTCGTGCGAAATGTAAAATGTTCATGAATTTTTAATATTGCAAGATAATCCAATTGACCATCTTTTAAATTTTCACTAATAACTTTCTGTAGATGTCTCTGTATATATATAATGAGTGCATCCTCTTTGTAGTTCTCTTTTGAAACCACATCTGTGCATTTTGAAACTACAAGATCGTTATTGTCCTCCAAGTTGTAGTTCTCTTTTGCAACTACAAGTTGTGAAATTCTATATAAATTACTGGCTTCGATCGAATGGTTAAAAGTACATTTTGTCATCTTTTGTTTATCCTTAACATTGAGGAGAACGGTAGGAATGCCGGAGCGAATTTCCTCCAATTTGTCCATATTTAGAGCATACCATACGGTATGATTGTGGCGTGTATTTTCCCCTTGACTGATCTTTAAAACGCCAGATTTTTTTAGACAAGAAGTGGCGCGGAGAAATTTAGATCGATTATATGGAAGATCTTTTAACCAGACCTCAATGGTACGGTAAATACCTTCCGAAGGGTCACGGCTACAAAGGCCACTCCAAAAAATGATTTGTTGAATGATTGTCGCCTCGCAGACACCAAAATGACGAGCATCCTTAATATTAAAGCTGCGAAAATCTGGATCGGCTTTTTTAGCCATAGCGAAACTCTCATTTAAAACTAAACAAACAACATGAACTAGACTACTCCTGTCTGATGACACTTGCAATAGCCTTCGCAATGCCTTATGATATTCTAAGCACACGAAGGGGAACAAAATGAATGCAACAAAAATGAACAAAGAAGAAATGACACGCTTTGCGCTGCGCAAGGCTACGGAAATTGCTGGAAATAGGCAAAAACTTGCCGAGCTCCTAGATTGGCCGCGGCCTAGCATCAATTATTCAGCTTCGACAGGGACGTGTCCACCGTGGATAGCATTAAAATTAGCTAGATTGGTAGATGAAATGGATCCGAGTATTACTCATCCTAAAGTCTATTCTCGTGTGATGGTTGAAGCGCAAAGAGCGGTCTGGCAGAGAAAATAAAATTTAACTTAATTTAATTTCAAAAACATGCAGGGAGGTGCAAAATTTAAGGAACTCTATTATGGAATATAAAGACTCTATAGACCTCAGCAGCACATCTACCAATCTTATAACCTATAATGGTAAACCGTATATTAAGATATCGAGCTTTAGAAAGTTCGTTGTTATGGGATCTGGTTTAACTTTAGCTGTGATCTGCTTTATCTTAAGCATGGACAGTACAACTTTTTATCAGATAATAAGTTTTAGTGCTGGTTTGCTATTTTTTGCCGCTGGTAGGTACAACTAATAAATAAAAACTAAAATTTACCGTATTATTTTCTATTGACATCCTGTCTCATGGGGTAGTATACTCGTCTAGTTGTTTAGATTTAAAAACTACTAAGGAGAGAATTTATGTACACCCATGAGCTTGGGCCTGACTTTACAGATGCCCTTACACACTATGCGCATACCTATGCTGATTTCGATGATTTACCGGTTAGCGATCAAGATAAAATCTTTACCACTATTACGATCTCAGAGATTTTCAGCTGTTTTACGGCCGATGAATGGGCGGATGAGTGTTCTGAAGATATGTCTATTTTCGAATGGGCCATGTGTATGGCTAGAAAAGTAGGGTATTCTGATTATTACCTGAATCTAATTCGGGACAAATTTGAAGAAGAGAGACTCGACTACATTAGATTTCTTATTGACAACGCCCTAGATACTAGAATTGAAGAGAGCCCTTTTAACAATGTGTTTGACCCTGCATGGGAAGCGGGATATTAATTTTTTTTAAAAACAAGGAGAAGAAAATGACAACTATACAGGATAGTCCTCACGATAATCTTGACCCTAATGATCCGGAGGATTGTTTAACCATGATGCTGTGCAAATCAATCATGGCAGATACTGATGAGCAGTGCATTCAATACTGTGATTTAGCCGAGGCAACAGTAAACAAATATGACCTTTCCCAAAAGGCTATTACTCGTGCCAGAGCAAGAACAATGGTGTTGTTGCGGTGTAGGATGACGAAGGAGGAAGCATTATGAATAATGAAAAAAGTATTAAGGAGGGGAGAAAATGAAAGATTCACAAATTATTGATTCTTTAATAAATGATGATCATTTAAGTAACAAGGAAAAGGAGGGGGGGTTATGACAGATTTTGAACTTTTTTTACTAGACGACTGGTGGCGTGGCGAAGGTTATGATCATTGTGAGGACTGGACTAAGGAGGACGTACTTAATTGGTTTGGCGATCGAGGATACATTTTCGTTGAATATGATGATGAGGAAAACGATATTAAATTTAAAATCATAAAGAATTTTATTTTTATCTCCGAGTTTGTCGATAGTGACTGGAGGGTTGTTCTATACGAATTAGATTCTATTTGCTGTGAGCCCTACACGTCTTGGCCATATACCGACTTTAGCTGGGAAAGAAAAGATTTAATCAATCTACTTTATAAAATGAAACTGATAGAAAGGATAGTAAAAATTGAAAGTATTTGACAGGTATATGGGGCAGATTCGCCGCACAAAAGATATCAAGTCTTTACAGGAAATAGAAAGGCGTACACAGCTTTTAATTTCAGATCTCCAAAGGGAGCTTTCAGAGATAGAATCTGAACGCGCTCACGAGATTTTTAAGATATAATAAAAAAAGGGCATCGCTGATTTAGGTCGATGCCCGCAAAATTTTTAACGATTGTTGTTTAGTTAAAAACATACCCTTAGGAGGCACATATCATGAGCACATGCGCAACATTTAGATACCAGACCACTATATCTCGGAATTCAGACGATCTCAAGAAATTTCACTCACCAATTATGGATAAAACTACATTTAATCCTCACGTAAGAAAAGTTTATACGCATTGGATGCGTGATGCTATTTCGCCAAAACAGAGGAAAAGAAGCTTTAAATTGTAGATATATGTTGTTGATTTTGGAGAATAATAATGAGTAGAGAAGAGTTTTTGGCTGAAAGACGTCGAGGAATAGGCGGTAGCGATAGTGGAGCTATTTGCCGCGTTAATAAATGGAGAAATCCGGTAGATGTTTATCTCGAGAAGATAGGCGAAGCGGAGGAAACACCAGATAATATTCGGATGCAGATTGGACGTGCCCTCGAAGGAGGCATGCTTAATTTGTATGAAGAGGTCACAGGACAGCAACTCAGCTATAACCCAGGCCTTTTAATTCATCCTAAGCATGATTTCTTACTGGCTCATGTAGATGGAATTGTTGAAAATTCTCATGTAGTGGAAATTAAAGTCTTATCTTCGCCTCATTTTGATGAATGGGGTGAGCCGGTAGAGGATGGATATGATCCACAAGCATCAATACCAATATCATATTACTATCAGCTTATGCATTATTTAATGGTCACAGGTCTAAATGAAGGACATATGTTTGCATTTCTCGGTGGGTTTAATCCTGTGAGACTATACAAGTTTAAACGTGACCCTGGGTTCATCGCCCGCATGAGAGCCGATTTAATCACTTTTTGGAGGGATCATGTCGTCAAAAGAATTCCTCCGAGGCCTATGACTCAGGAAGAAGTTAAACTTTTATTTCCCTTACCAAAGACGGATAAGATGAAAGAAGCTAATGTTGATGATGAATTATGCGTGAATGACCTGAAGCAGATAAATGAAGAAATAAAACAGCTTCAAAGCAAAAAGAAAGAAGCTATGGACGCTTTAACAACGAGGATTGGCCCTAATTTGGGGCTGAAAATCACAAACCAAGAGGGAAAAGCTCGTAAATTAGCTACCTTCAATGCTAATAAGAATGGCCATCGAACATTCCGTGCGTATGGTTAAACAGGAGAAAACAAAATGAACCAACTATCAACAATACAATCAACAATCATCGATCCAGCCAAGAGTGCTTTTTTAGATGATGAAACCTTTAGACGTGAAGCTGAATTTGCCATGCAGGCTTTCAACAAAAACAAATTCTTAGCTGATGTAGCTTTGAAGAATCCGAATCAGGCAATAGCTGCGGTCAAGAATATTGCTGGTATGGGACTCTCGTTAAATCCTGCCTCTCAGCTTGCATATTTAATACCTCGCGGTGGTGCAATTTGCTTGGACATTAGCTACAAGGGAATGCTAAAAGCGGCCATTGAGGACGGTGCATGTCGAATGGCTAAGTGTGGAATTGTGTATGAGTCAGATGAATTTCAGCTGAATGGAATATCCGAAGAACCAACCCATAGCTATGATCCATTTTCGAGTGATCGAGGCAAAATGATTGGTGTGTATGCTTGTTTAAAGCTTAATGACAAAGATTATTATACTGAGACGATGAATGTCGACGAAGTGAATAAAATACGTAATCTAAGTGCTTCCGGAAAGAGTGGCAAATCACCATGGGTCGATTTTTATGATCGGATGGCGATTAAAACAGTGTTGAAGAGAGCACTTAACTTTTGCAAAGGTCGATCGCCGAAAGTGGATAATATGATACAATACTTAAACGATGAGGCAGGCGAGGGGATTGACTTTCATGCCGCTTCGAACGTTATTGAAGGAGAATCTGAGGTGTTAGATGAAAAATCTCCATTGGAGAAATTAAAGACCTGTATTTCTCTATGCGAATCAATGGAAGAATTAGAAAGTTTTTTACCCGACATTAAAGCGTTGGATGATAAAGAGCGAGAAAAAATTCGCACAATTTATAAGGAAATTTCTTCAGAACTACAAAAGGATATTAAAAATGACTGAATTTAATGATATTGACTTAAAAGATTTGGCAGAGAAGGGCAGCGAAGTGGATTTTCGCGTGGCCTTTCTCAAAGACGGAATGAGCAAAGCAGGTAACCCAATGATTACTGTGGGTCTGTCTTGCACAGATTCTACGGGCTTAAAGTGCAAACCACTTTTGTACAATTGGCTCGTAGGAACAGAGGGAGCGGCACGATTCATCGATGAATTTGTGGACAGCTTGGATGAGGAGATGAAAATCGTTTTTGAAAATGATGCTTGGATTTGCGACTTCGAAAAACTCAAGGAGCGAACTGGCAAAGCGTTATTATCACTCGACGACAAGGGATATGTTCGTGGAAGCTGGGTAAAAGCTGAACGCGAAGATAAAGACAATCCTCAAACTGACTGCATAAGTGAGGAAGAACCATTTCCTGATGAAGAAGTGCCCTTCTAAATTTTAAAAAAACAAGGAGAAAAAACATGAGCGCAGGTAATCTTATTCTATCTAGAGAAAAAGGACAAACTGTTAACATCTATGTAGGGAAACAAAAGATTAGTGTTACATCTTTGCCCAACAATAAGCTTGGCATCCGTGCTGAGAAAGATGTTAAGATAATGAGAGAAGAGCTCGATGCTCCTCTGCTTTCTAAATAGCAAAAACCCCCTAGAGCTGCTTAATTGCGGCTCTTTTTTTTTGAGAGATATAAAAATGATAGAAGATAAAGAATTTGATTCTAGATTTCTAGGAGCAAAAATAAATTCCACCGTAAATAAACTAATACAGTTATTAAATGACGTAAATAAAGCCCAACGCCTGTTGCGTAAACGAACATTCAAAGATAAGGACTATGAGATTTTAATTGAGCTTTTAAAAGAAATAGACTGGTCCTTACGCATGGAAAGCTCAGCAATGCAAGATACATTTGTCTCATATCGAAAGAAGCGGGCAGACATTCCTAAGATCAATTCGGCAACTGCATTGTTAGAGAATCTAGATCAAATTAAAGATATTTTCTTTCCAAAAAATGATGCGGAGAGTTAATTCTTTTTGGTTTGGCGATAGGATATACACAAAGAATTGCCGAGGAGGGCATATATATTACACAATTTCTATCTTATATCTCTGATAAACTTTCTTATCAGAGGTAATAACTGGAGGGGAAAATGAGCGATAAACTATACTTTTATGATATTAAATCAGATTATGGAGATCTTGAAGACTCAGGCACGTGTGGATGGGGAACAACCATACATACGCGTAAAATAGAGAGAGTGGCTACGGAAATTATGAATGCCGTCGGAATAGATATAAAACATCTATATGAGGATCAATTTAAGAACAGTAAGCAGGAATGGTGTATTCATGTTCGAAGATTTGAAGATGAAAAATCTTGGAAAGATTATTCTGATTTCCTCTTATATGAAGAGACTGGGCTTTGCCAATACTGCAATCACGAGGCCCTACCACTTAAAGATTATAAAATTCCTGTAAGTAGAGACATGAAACTTGAAGACGTTGAAAGAGTATTAAAGTGAGATTAAACACAATGATGTTAAAAAAGTGCATAGTATGCCAAACTGAGATATCTAGGTTTACGTTGAGCACTAATTATTGTTCAACGTATTGCCGAGAAGAAGATATAGAAAACCTAACTAATTTAGTTTACGAATTAAATATAGAATTAAAAGTCTTTAAGCAAGAATTCACAGCAATGTCGGATAGAATCTTAGAACTCGAATGGCAGGTGAAAACTGTTACATAGCGCCTAAAATCAACAGATTCCTTATTTCCTGTAATACTAATTACAGGAAATAGCAGATCTATATATATGTATCATCACCCTATTACACTTTCCAATGCAAAAGAATTCATTTGCGGAGTCATTGGGTTTTTAGAATATCCAAGCTCTGGCATTAAGCCAGCTTGATACGCTTGAGCGACGATCATAAATGCATCGCTGCCATTCGAGCTCCAATCATGGAACGGACCACCGCGTGCACCGGTATTTAAATTCTCTCGAGCATGGTATTCCATTAGTGCATCCAAACCTATCCGACACTCTTTCTCATCAAAGTGATAACGTTTGAAAAGTGCGCGACTGTACTCAATTTGATCCATCTTATCTTTGCTGCGTGGGACAGCTGTGAATGTAAAACCCAAACGCTGAGCTCGATGTATTCTTTTTTCGCCCGTGCTCCAGTCAGCGTGGCAAATGTCGTGCGGGGCAAAATGACGAGCGAATACAAGTCCCCTACTCTCTCCAAATTTTTTAACATAGTTAATGTAATGCTCCATCGCTTGCTGATTATTCTCATAATAATGAACGAAAGTTATTTCCCCATTTCTCTTAATATAAAAAAACCAAATTGCAGTCTGATCATTAAATCCTAAGTCCCACGCAGTATAGAGAGGATTTTCAACCGGCAACGGAAAACCTCCAATGCGATTTTCAGAACGCGCTTTTCTCAAATAGTTAGAGAAATAGCTGTTCTCGAGCGCGGAGCTCCAGTCGCAGAAGAATTCCTGCTGGAATTTCTCAATCGACATGGCGCCGGCAGCAGTTTCCAGATCAGAATCGGAGATATATCTTTCTCCCTCAGCTGAAAGGGTTTCTAAGACATCTCTTTTGTCGACATACCAGGAATCATTACCCAAAGCGTGTTGAAACAATCTGTAAGCATGATTATGGCCACGAGGAGTGGTATTTAAGATAATCCAACCTTTGTTTTCTACAGCAGCCGGAGACAAATAGCTAAATGCTAAGGGAGTTTGAAGAGAATAC